CTACCATACCCCCGTAATATGCTCTTCTAATATCGCCACGATTTCCCGCGAGTCAGCTGGTGGCAAACCCTGAGTAGCGTTAGGCAGTGTTTCCCGCTTTGGCATACGGCGCGTTCCAAGCTGAAAAAACAGGCCCAAGGGCGCACCTGACTTACTGACGCGATTAGAGCCAATCTCAACAGAGGAGCGATCAGCGGTGTACGAAAAACTCGCCCTAAAGAGTCCCGTCTCCTGAAGCACCTTCAAGATTCTTCTATTCTTTTGCTTGCGCTTTAAGGTTTTAGCTGATAGGGGTGCCCAAGGAACTCCATAAAAGTCTTGCTCCTTCCTAAAGCCATCATCAACTCTCTTGCTGATGTATTCCCCGATGTCGCTCATGGCAGGAGTTAAATCACCCGTTGCTCGTTGCAAGCGAGCGAAGGCGGCTTGGACGCGCGCGTCGTCGACTATTATCTGAAACATTACGTTATCGCTCCATCTGGTATCTGCGGGTCATAGCTTTTTACTAGCTCCTTGCCCTCTATAATCTGCGGCTGATATTGTTTCGCTTCTGGTTTGGATAAAACGCAATGTAAATCTATAGGGCTTGTAGCTTGTCCAATTAAATGCCCAAAAGCTCCAGACTGCCGCCCGAGCCATTTACTAAAGAGAGCGATCGCTACTTTATCGCCACTGTACTGAATTTCTGCTTTTTCGTTGGGATAACTTACATTTATAGCAATTTCAACTGATTCTTGTTCAACTGTTACTAAATACTTAATCACGGCGAATCACACCTAATACGAACTGGAAATGTTCTCTATCTTGTTGATAAAAGTCCCTCATTGCTTCAGGAGAAGAAAAGCGTTCTAATCCCATTGAGATTACTTCGGTAGACCCATCGCTATATACTTTGCCCACATAGGGGTGGATATATTTATCAGGTAGAGCAAGTTCATCATCTCTATAAAAACCATCAGTTAATTTATTTAATTTTTGTTGTTCTCCAGTTGCACGTGTATCCCGCCAATCACGAGCGGCAGTGGCAATTCTTTTATCTTCAAATTCAACGTGATGCCCCATCTCGTGCCAAATAGTTTCTTTGTCAACGTAGGAACCAATATTAATTGATCTACTTGTTTGGCTCGCATAAGCACGAACATCTGTCAACTCAAATTTCTCCAGATTTTGTTTACCCAAGCCGTTAGTTATTTGATAAAATTCGGTTGCGCTTGTAGCAGTGACAGGACGCGATCTTTTATCAATATCTATACTTTTGTCGAATTTAATAGAATCAGTGAGAGCTATTGCTTTTTGGCGCTCAAGACCGCTTTTCAATAAATCATCCCGAAACCGATTCATGACTTCTACTTGCTCTGAATCGGTTTTCGCTCTTTTAATCTGGCGCTCAAGTAAGCGCGTTAATTTCTGACCACGCTTCATAGTCTCCTGAAAGCTTAGTTTTTTGTCGTCTAAAACTTCTTTTTTGTAGCGTTCAACTAGTTTTTCAATTTCGCCTGGATAGCTTGACTTAAATTCTTCTAAAGTAGAAGAATGGCGCAGATCGGGACGCAGGTGATCATAAGCTTCCAGTTCAGTTTTCAATTGTTTATTTCTACTACGTGCGATCGCTGCCCTTTCTTCATCAATATCCATTTTTATAAGTTGAGCGATTGCCCCGTCAATAGCCATCTCTCTCATAGCATCTGAAAAAGCTTTTTCTGCGGCATCTTTCCCTGACTTTGCTTCAATCTGTTGGTATGTGCCTTCTTTCAACATGATGTACCGATAGCTACCGTTCTCCTTGTATCTAGAGAGTCGATCTTGATACTCCTGCTCTACTAATTCATCAAAGCTAGGGCGATTTTTTTTAGATTTTGAAGTCAATGCTTTAGACGAGGGAACTTCGTCTAAGCGTTGCATTGACTTTGACTCGTTTTTAGAAAGTGTACCAGACTTCGTTGCAAACTTGCCGTCTTTATCTCGCGGCTGGCGTGGGTCGTAGAAGTCTAAAGCCTCCTGGAAGTCTGCATCTTCTTTTAAAAGACGGGCAAGGTTGGGGGGGAGGCGAGTGATCGCGTCGGCGACTAGTTGCGATCGCTGCTCTTCAAGCGAAGCGGGGAATCCAGTGGAAAAGCCCTTCTCTGCGATCACGCTCAAAGGCGGTGGCTTTGATACAGTTAACCCCTCTTTTTCTAGCTGCCGCTGGCTTAAACTGTAAAAGGTGCATCTGCAACCAAATGGTGGGGGAGCGATCGCTTTCCACACTTCAGAATTGGCTGGGTAGATTTTGCCATCTTGGGCTAGATGGTGAGGTCTGGGTACTACAGAGTCTCGGTGCCGCCACATTCTGTAGGGGTGACGCTGCTTAAACGCTGGCTCCTCTTGCTGTTCCCATCTACCAAATGAGTACGCTGTTCTCACTGCCTGAGAATGAATTAATGAGATTCTGTATGGGGAGAATCCAGGCGACCAACCACGACGAACCATGATGTCTTGAAACTGCTCTCGGAATTTCTCTGGAGAAATGCCGTTTTCAAGAGCATCAGTCACAGCATCTTGCAAATCTTTCAGAATGCTGGCTTTTGTTATACCAGCGATCGCCCAAGCTACGGAGCGGTATTGTTCAGTAATGTCCGTCCATTTCTCCGAAGGGAGCGGAACGAGGGTTTTGAAGTATTCTATCGCCTTGGAGAATGGGAGCTGAAAAGGGTTGACTGGAGCCATCTACGGGCTATTTTAGTGTAAAATTATACTATAAGGCTTCGCGGGCTGGTAACCCCAAGCCTCTACTCACTTTGGGATAAGCAAAGGAGCAGCTTATGAATATTGTATGCGCTGTTATTCAAGACAACCAAATTGTTGTTCGTTCGGGGGAAAAGTCTTTTTTAAGACTGAATGGTATTTATCGAATAAGTTGCATTGAGACTAAGCTTGCCTACTATGGTAGTACTGCTCAAAGCAGAGGATTTAGAGGTAGATTTTGGGATCACGTATATGGTTTGAGGAAGGGTACTCACTCAAGCCGTTTAATGTATAGAGATTGGAAAAGGCATGGCGAAAGTTCTTTCGTTTTTGAAATATTAGAAATCTGTGAAAAGGAAAAATGCGTTGAGCGGGAACAATTCTACCTTGACATGTATGGAGTTGGTATAAACAACCAAAGTTATAATACATCTCCATCCGCAAACAGCTGTTTAGGAGTTCGTCATTCAGCAGAAGTAGTTGCCAGACAACGAGAAAGAATGAAGAGTCCTGAAGGAGTATTGATAGTCAAAAAAATGATTGAGGCTAATAGGGGTAAACCATTACCTCTAGAGCGACGACAAAAAATTAGTGCTAGTCATAAGGGAAAGAAAGCTTGTGAAAACCAACTTAGAGGATTAGCTCAAGGACCCCACTCACGCTCAAGATGGTATCTTGTTACTGATCCTAATGGTCAAAACGAAATGATTTTTGGGTTAAAAGATTTTTGTAGAAAACATGGATTAAATGACGCTACTATGTGTTTAGTTGCTCAAGGGAAGTATAAACAGCATAAAGGCTGGATCTGCCGATATCTCAGTTAGTGATTTAAAAATAATTTTGCTGTATCTAGCAGAACTATCCAACAAAATCCTCTTTCGTCTAAATAAGCGGTTGGTATAAAGCGAGTACGATCATATTTAGTGCGTAATAACTCCCACAACTTCAGCGTGGTATTCCCTGGCAGAGACAGCTCAATCAGTGCCGACGACTTGTAGAACTGGAATTCGGCAGACTGCGATCGCTTGCGTTCGACGAACATCACCACATCCGAATCTATGCCAGCTGCTAGAAACTCATAGGCTGCTCGTAATGCTTCAAGCGGAAAATGTGTGTTTGCCGCTGAGGGGCGCTGGTGGGGGAGGAATAAGTTGCGTTTCACCAAAGTTTTACAAAACCTCTTTTAGAGATAAACTATAATTAATAGTTAGACTAATTTAATATGTTATGGAAATTACTAATGTTAGGTATGCTCTTAATCAAGGATATCCAGAACTACTTTTACAGATAGACGGTAAAGAAGCAAATATTCCTTTGGAGCAGAAACCGACAATTTATGAAAATGGCTTAATCTTCTTAGGTGCGAACTTTGAAGAAATTATGCCTGAAATTGAATTTGAAGGCACTGCACTTAAAGGATTTACCAACGATTCAGAAATTCTGCGAGTATACAGAGAATTTTTAGACGCTACTAACGGGGGTAACTTTACTCCTGGAGCGATCGCTTAGGCTTATTTTTTCTTCGTATACCCTTCATAGTTGAATGGAATATCATCAAGCATAGCTACAAACTCATTCTCACTGTCTTTTAAAAAAGCGGTTTTTTCCTTACCTGGATGGCGTTCGGTAAAGTAAGTACCAATAATGCGGTGGTAGGGAACTTTTTGCACAGTTACTTCAGTGCCATGAATTTGAGTTGCTTGGTAAACTGAGGTAGAATCTATCACTGATCGCTTCATTTTTACCCCTATATCCCCAGGCTTGAGATTGTTATATTCCATAACACTTATATTCTCAGTCCGTATCAGCTCTATGGTTCCAGATGCAGGATTGTTTTTCTCAAATTTCACTTTCCGCATCATTTCATAATTAAATGCATGCCATGCAGTAAAAGAATTTGCGAACTTCTTGTTACTAGCAAACTCATAATAATTTTTGGCAACATCAACTCCATGATGCCAGTAATAACTATCAGTATCAATCTTGCGTTGATTGGCAAGAAAATATTTAACTGCTTGAGAGCGGTTTGACCAGCTAGATCCAGCTTGTGCGTTCATCCAGGTAGTGATTTCTTCATAACTACCACCATTACTATTTATATATTTTTTAACATCATACATAATGGAGTTTTCGCCCCGCAAGTCGTCAAACTTCTTACCTTTTTTATCAACCACCACGACACCTTTTCCACTCCGCTTTAATTCCTCCGGCAGCTTATCAACAATCCCAGCTGCTCTAATACCAAGAGAGTGCTTGGTGAATTCGCCAATATAATCCTCTTTAAAACTATCCGCCTCTAGGGTTTTACTAACTTCAGCAATACGCTTCATTTCAGCAATGCGCCCCTGCACAGTCGGATGTAAATCCTTGGGCAGGGCAGTTAGTATTTCCTTCTCCTGTGATGCGATCGCATCTATTTGTTTGACCAGTTCACCATGTTTTATATCTTTAAAAATCTTAGCTGCTTGAGCATTAGTTTTAGGGTCGCGCATCGACCACAGTTCAGTTGGATAATGATTCCACTGCTCTTGGGGCTTAACCGTGCCTTGAGCGCGATAACGCAGAGAACCACCGTTGTCAACTCGGTAAACTTTGCCATCATTACCAACAATTACGTTATCGTTAGCTAAACCAATAACATCCCAATTACCCAGCAAAGCATCTGCTGCAAAGTGTTTCTGAAGTTGGGCAATCGCCTCAGTCTTAGCCTCACCCTTCAACTTGTTAAAAGGAGTACCTTCAATATACTCAGCTAGCTTGATCGAGCCATCTTTGGTTTCATATAACTGATGATTGGGAACATTTACCCCAAGTGCTGCATAAGCCTTATCAGCCGTAGATTCTTCTCTAATATGGCCTGGGCTTGAGCCAGACTTTCTCACATACAACTTACCCGTAGCCGGATCACGAACTAGCTTTGCCCCTGTCGAACCACCTAGGGGCTTGACTTCTTCTAAGTTCTCTAGAGTTTGAGGGAAATCAGACGTTCCAACTTTTTTAGTGGTAGCAGGCAACTTTGTCTTTGTTTTAGATTTAGCTGGCTCTAGCTTTGTCTTTTTAGCTTGTTCGACTATCGCTTTCTTAGTTTGCTGTTGAGCAGGTGTTGTTTTCTTATGGCAAGTTTTGGAAGCACTGATACAACTATTACCGCAAGCTATCCCCTTCTTGCACTGCTTAGGAGTGGCAAAGTCTAAGCTATCATCCTCACTAAAGTCTGCTCGTTCTACTTGGTCAGGGTTGAGTAAGCGGTAACTAACATCATTGTCAGTAATGATAAAAGCAAATCGCTTAGTTAGCGACCGATTGATGTAGTCGAGAAATACACCCTGAACGTTGTCATCTTCATCAACATAAGCTTCAGCGATCGCGTCAATCCCATCGGTGTAAAACTTAGCCAGAATGCGGCGAATGGCAGCGAGTAGTTCGGGAGCTTGGATTGAGATATTCTCAGGCTCTGCAAACTGAGTATCATCCGCTGTCTCCTTCTGTACCTGATAACGCCCAGATAAATAGCCACAGGTTAAAAGCTGACTCATCAGCTGAGCAAAGTCAGCGGCGTCTAAATCTGAATATGCAGAATCAACGCGAGTTCTCACCTGCTCCAAGCTTTCTGCTCCATCAAACAATGAAGATTCCAGGGTAGATAGCCAGTCTTTAAAAATAGGAGTAGCTTTCTCAATTGCTTGCTCGGTGTAGAGGTCAGCGGGGTCTTTGTCTGGGTTTGGTTCCTCAGTAAAGTCAAATGGCGCTGGGTTCCATATTGGCGTTACTGCACACTCAGCAAACTCCGCTCCATCATCCTCTACACCTGAAATTGGCTCATAGCCAATCTCCCATCCATCACCGCTACGAGTAATTTCGTATTCAAATACTTTCTTGGGGTCAGTGCGATCTACAAACCTGCCAGTAAAACCATCAGGCGATCGCTCGATGGTGAGGTCGCCAACCCCATCGTCATACGATGTTTGTAACAAAAATTTTGCTATTGCCAGAATGTCTTCTTGGGTTGGGTTAGCTGGAGGCGTCTTCAGCATCAGGAATTATTCCTATAGGAAAATCAGTTTTTTCTTTGGGCAAAGGCTTGGCGCGATCGCTTTCGGGCTTACTGCTGATAGCTTCCATCGCCTTCTGTTCTTCTGCTTCCATTTGGGCTAGCAGTTGCTTTTCTTGCTCCGATAGTTCGCTCATCAATTTTCCTCCAAATAGATATGGACTACACCGTTTTTGGTTTTCTTACCCAAGACTTTAAATTGCGTATCTGGCTTGAATAAAATCTCCTCTTCCCCTGGCACGGCTGATACCATTTTCACCGACTTGCCTTGCTTTGATTGAATCGCGTATCTAACAGAAACTTCTCCACCTGCCGCACCCTTTCCAAAAGATTCAGCTACATTCGGCTCGGTGCTTGTACTAACAAATGCTTTTTCAGTAATAGTTTTGCCAACTTCATATTGGTCAAGGAGACTTTTTGGCATTACCGTACCTCGGTAAACCGTGCCTGTATGGTTAGGTAAAGCATCAAGGGCAGCAGTAGCAAAGCGGGCATCCTCCAAGAATTTCGCCTTCTGCTGGGTTGTTAGCGGCTTAGATAAAACATCCTTATCATTACCACGCAAAGCAGCATTGATAGCCCCGTAATAAAGGCTGGTGTATTCTTCCAGAGCTACCAACTCCTCAGGATGCGGCGGTGGTGCCCCTGGGATTTTTTTCATCGCCTTTTTAGCTCCTGCCAATCTGCCCTTGGAACCTGGGCGATCCTTCATAAACTGCTTGCGCTCATCAGGAGTTGTTTCAGCAACCTTATTAGTAGCAGCCTTTGGTGTAGATTCAGCTTTTTGTGGTGTTTCCTTTGTTTTAGTGGTTTTCGCTGTAGCTTTTGCTTTGGAAGTTACTTTTGGCACCTTCGCATCCAAATAATCCGCTGCCTTCACCGCAGCCCCATCCAGCTTGTTGTTGCACTTCTTTCCTTTAGCAATGCAACTTCCGCCACAGGCAAAGCCTTTGGAGCAGGTACGCTGTTTGGTAGGAGTGGCAGTCTTGAAGTCAACTGTTTCAGTAAAGGCAAACGGGGCTTCTTCTTGGGGTAAGGTAGCGATCGCAGACGCTGTCGCCTGCTCTTTCGCTACTTCTTCTGGGGTCTTAAATTCTGCATCATAGAACGTCTTGAGATAATTGTCTGACAAGGGACGACCGACTAAACCAACCAAAATCTGATCGCGCCGCGCTCGCGCTTCATCCGGTGTTCGCACCCTCGGCTTATACACGAGTGGTGGGGTGGCATCTATGCCGAAGTTATATTCTGTAATCCACGTTGCTAGATCATTGTAGGGACCAGTACTTAAAGCACTACAATCTGCATCAGTCAACTCACTCCTCACCTCGAAGTGAGTCTCAGCAGCTGCATAAGAGCCACCCTGCACGTTAGTAGTCAGGTTTTGCAATAAAATTGCTGCCGTCATCTGCCCATCACAGTAGGTGCATAGGTCCTGGTAGGTCGTAGTGTGGCTAGTAGCAGCTGCGAGGAGATCTAACTCCACACCTCTAGGTAACGCTATCCCCGCTTGCTGTGCGACGTTACCCATGATTTCGAGCAAGCGATCGCGCTGCCGTTCGTTATCGTAAGTACCCTTTAGCGTGGGGGAGCCATACTTATCTGAGAATGTCAGCCAAAATTTTAATTCTTGTCGCTTGAACCAAACCCACCAGAATAATCGCTCTGCTAGTCCCTCACCATAAGGATTTCCAGTTTTGCTGCCGATCGAGTGAACTAGGAATTTACGGGCTGGCAGCTGGACACCATCAAAAGGTGAATCAGAGGTTAAAAGGCGCAGTTCATACCCACCATCCACCACATTGAAGATGAAGCGGGACTGATCGCGGTTCCAAATTTGTCGCACATAGGTGCGATCACTGTCTGAAACCCAATCAATTTCTCCTACGCCATAACCCATGAAGGTGGCATCAAGCATTCCTAGGGACATGTGGTCAAATCCGCCAAAGCTGTAGATAGCACCTTTAGTATTGAGGACTTGGGCATTACGACGACGGTTAAGGCTATTGATCTGCGATCGCACTTCGTCGGCAACTTTTTTGTCTAGCCGAGATGGGGAAGCAGGTTCGACTACGGTTTCGCGAGCCAGGACAGCACCATATCTTTGGGATAAGCCTTCTGTAACTTTGGCGTCCTTCTCCACATCGCGATATATCTCTGCAAGCTTCTTACCTTTTCCTTTGGCGAGAATACCTTGGTCTTCACTCTTGAGGAAGTAACGACGGTAGGCATTAAAACCAGCACCATAGTCGCGATCTACTGAGGCAATTTCGCCTTCAGTTGACCTTAATCTACCATTACCGTTGGTTGCTACCATTTTTCTACCAATCTATATCAGCTGCTGCTCTGCGATCGCCCGTCACTACTGCATTTTCCCAATCTGCTATCGAATGCTCTCGAATGTAGTTCAAGAATTGAGACGTTGAGTCAACTGGGTCAGCGATCGCGCTCAAGGGAAATGTCGTCATCACTAATTCATACTCTGGTAGCCAAGATGCAGACTCTGGCAGCCATACCCTACCCGCCTCGATTGCTGGGGATTCGACACTCATTCGAGTCACCTTATCCCCTTCTGGTTCGATGGGGATGATGCTGAAGTAGTGCTTCTTCTCAAATTCGTCCTCGACCCCATTCAGCCTATACTCTTGGATTAGGCTCTGTCCAGTTGATTTGTCTTCAATCAAAGTAGCATTCGGTCGCCAGCTTAGCATCAGGTTCCCTACTGTGCGCTTACCCTCTGGATACTCCATGCGCTTCGTTAGTACAGACAGAAGATAGTAGTTACCAGCCCAAATACCCCAGATAGTTGCGCTCCAGGGGGCATTTAGCTCTTTAGCTTTACTGGAGCTATCTAGGCTGAGAACAATTTGCTCGAAATGGGCAGGGGGGACGCGGTAACGGCGGAACCATTCATATTTCACCATTCCACCCTCGCGGGGGACAGGACGTTGCTGATGGCGACCAGCATACATATAGGAGCCAAGAGTAGTCTTGGCTTCCTCATTTTGTTCAACTCCAAAGCGGCTTGGGTGCAGCAAATCTCCTTTGCGACGAATTACTTGTCTGTCAGACTTGGGAAAGTTGATAACTTCATCGTCTTCCGCTTCTGTCGGTAAGCAGAGATGAGTATATTCAGGAAGATTTTTTAGAATATAGCCCGACACGTCCTCGTCGTGAGTGCGCTGCTGCACTGCCACGACAAATGTGTCTATTGGATTATCTCTACGAGTAACGCTGTAGTCCTTAAACTTTTTCTGCGTTGCCTCTCTGATGTTGTCAGACTCTACCTTTTCCGGGTTGTTTGGGTCGTCGAAAATTAGTCCATCACCTCCACTTCCCGTAACTGAACCATCCAATCCGCGAGCTAGCATCAACCCGCCGCTATCATTCTCAAATTCACTAATACGGTCTTTGCTGGTAGATAGCAACATGCCGCCAGATAGCGATTGATACCAAGCCGACTTAATAATTTTGCGGCGATCATCGCTATGGTCATTAGCAAGACCAGAAGCATAGCTAAGAAACATGTAGCGATGCCAAGGGTACTTCAGCCACAGCCAACAAGGGAAAGCTACTGTAATAATCCGACTTTTGAGCGATCGCGGCGCTATATTGATTAGCAACCGCTTAATCTTGCCCTCTGCTACCAGTTCCAAGTATTCACAAATTAACTCCTGGTGCCAATTAAAGTGCAGAGGTCGCCCAGGTTCCAGTATCCTCCAAGCTTCTTGGAAAAATTCGATTAAAGAAGGTGGCTCAAGGTTAGATTTAGGCTTATGATTAAGCGATCTTGCAGCATCAGCTAGAGTATCTTGCAAAAAGGAGCGATCGCTTTTAGGTTCAGCCAGTCCAGGATGTTCAAATACGAACACTTAGCCATCCTTCCTTGATTTTCTCTAGTGCCTGTTCATCTTGAACATAAGTGTTTACAACCCTTGCCATCTCCTGAAGAATTCGAGCCAAGTCCGAGCGGCTCACAGCATTGGCAGCTCGCACCTTCTCTATCCGCTCTACTATTTTAGTGATCTCGCTCACAATTCTGTAAGCATCTGAGATATCAAGGATTTGAATTGGCTTGGAAGTAGAGAGCGATCGCATTGATGCAATATACTCGCGTGCCAAGTTAAGGTCTTTTTGCTGGCTTTCGGTCAAATCATCCTCAGAAACTCTAATTTCTTCATAGTGATCCAGCACAGCTAATAAAGCATCTGCCTTTTTTGGATCTATCGGTCTTTGTCCTGACTGGTAGGATTGGTGCCACGCAATTAATGCTTGAGAATGCTCGTCATATCGTTCAATGAAGTTTTGAAACAATGCTCGCGCTGCTGCAAGTTCGGGGAAAATGTCTAAGGGGTTTGGGTCAGCTGCGTGTTCCTCAATGAGCGATCGCAGTTCTTCACGCTTAAGCCGAGAATAGCGTCCGTGAGTGGGAGGTCTACCACCAGGTTTAGCAAGACTACCTGCACCATGATGTCTGCAAACATTGAAGCCCGTAACCGCTGGGTTAGTGCAGCGTTTACCTGTGCGCTTGGCAGTTGCGGTACACTGCCTACCCTTTAATGCCATTGCTCGTGAGGTTTGGATAATTCATTAATAGCTTATGAGGTTTTCACGCTTACTTCATCCCAACTTTAACCATTTTCGGTTGAGTGATCGCACACTAAATACAGAGGCACCCACTTCACGCCACAAGAATTTAAACCAATGTTCACTCAGTCTTTCCTCCTCGAACTGATCGCTTCCATCGGTTACAGCGCCACTCTAGATTTCGTCTTTGAATCCCACGAGCGCCTCAAGAGCGCTGGATACTTTGATATCTGTACCGCTTTATTTGACGCTTGGCAAAGCAGCGCAAGCTACGCCAGGACAGAAGGTTTTGTCAGAACCTCGCTAATTAACTAATAGAAAACTCCACAACGCAATCCGCGATACGCCACAAACAAGGATTTACAATGCAAGACCTCCTCACCTACTCAATCGAAGTTATCGCTATCGCTTTCGTCGCCCTGATGATTTTCGATTTCATCCAAGGGTTGCTCCCCGCTTCCCCAACCCCTAAGTCAATTCAGTACTTTGTTGATTTATCCGAAGAGGAAGATACTACCTCTGATGAGACAGTGATCGCTCCTCAAGTTCCCTGCAACAATATCAAGCCATTAGTGGCAGACACAAATACCTTAGATAATCTCACCATCAGACAGCTCAAGAAAATGGCTTCTGCTGCCAAAGTCAAGAACTATAACATCATGACGAAAGCGCAGCTGGTGACAACACTTTCTGGTTAGCCTTCCCACAAGAGCGATCGCCAATTGCGGGGCAACCTGCGAGCAGCGATCGCTCTTCTCCTCAAGTGCTCGTGGCTGGCATCGGCACGGAGTGCATGACATTTTGAGCACAACACTCTTAAATTAGAATCCCGATTTGAGCCATTCTTGCAAATTGGGACAATATGGTCTATTTCTGCTTGCTTTACAGTTAAAGTTACGCTACACCGAACGCACTTGCCGCCATCTCGCTGCCAAATCCGAAGGCGCTGTTTGCTCCACTTTTCTGGAGTAGGGCGACGCGATCGCTGATTTCTACCCATTTCCAACTGATTGAGCCAGAATTGAGCATAGTTTAGCTCAACACTCTCATAAACATGAGCACTAGCTTTATCAAGGGCGTTTCTCCATCAGGGCAGATGGTGCCAGTCAGGATTGCCGAAGATGGAACTTTGCAAACATCAATCAACTCAACCATTCAAACCGCAACTACCCGCAGCGCCACCACTTTAGCCCTTGCTAATGCCCTAACAGAACAAAGTGTGGCTCTCACCAATGCCAAAAAGATTTCAATTCACTGTCGCAGCAATGTAGATCTGAGGTTTGATACTGTTTCTGGCAATACGATAAACACTGCCAACTTCACCACCATCCGAGCTGGAAACGAGTACTACGAAAGCGATTTAAATTTCACTGGCACTCTGTATTTTTCTACTGAATCTATCCCCAGTTCTACTGTTGCATCCTGCACAACTACTGCTGGCTCTCCTACGGTCACTGCGGCATCTGGGGCTTTTAGTAGTATTACGTTAGGGCAAGCTGTAACGGGAACAGGAATCCCTGTGAACACGACTGTTGTGGCAAGAAATGCTGCTGGAAGTTCTATTACTCTAAGTCAAAATGCTACCGCTGCGGGTACAGTAACGCTTACTTTTGCTGGTGCGGTTATTCGCGTCGAGGTGTGGAGCTAATGTTAAGAACTATTGATCCAATTGCTGCAAATAGAAGATATCCCGCTTCTACTACTCCACCTACCAATCCAATAAGGGGTTACTTTTGGAGTGAAATTGATAGTAATGGGGATTTGGTGCAGGATTGGTTTTGGAATGGGACTTATTGGCTAAGTACAGGAATTTTCAATACTGGCGCAACTAGTGCGGGTGGGCTAATTTCAGGTAGCGGTGAAACTAGGTGCCCTTTATCAATAGGTGACAACTACAACCTTTTTCTAATACGCGCATTTTATGGATTTAGAGTATTTACCACAAATAATGCTGTAGATTTTTGGGGCTTAGATTTTAGACGAGCTGATTCGGCTGGAAACAGAACCGCGTTTGCGCTCTTGAGTACAGCTACCTATGCCGCAGATACTTACTACCTTATAACAGTACTTATTAATACGCATGTAGTTAGCTCTAACGTGAAACAAATTAGAGCTGGGTTTACTAAAAATGGAGCAGCCGGAAGTATAGACATAGCTTATAACCTCGATTATAGATATGCCCGACCATGAGTAAAATCAAAGTCTCTTTTTCATCAAATGGAAAGCCTGATTCAGTTTACTTAAATCGAGGTACTGACTCAGATCCAATGTGGGCAAGCTTACCCTTTAACCCCACAACAAAAACTTTTAATCCCACCAAACAGATTGATTTTCAACTACTAGCAGAAGCTCAAGCCTTACCTGAATGGGCAACATTAGACTTGAGCGATCGCCCTTCAGAACCCCCAACTCTAGAGGCAGCCAAAGCGACAATTTATCAACAAATTATTGACGAAACTGCTCGAAGACAAGATGCTTTGATTAGCGGCTACTCCTATGCGGAAGCTACCTCCTGGGACGAGAAGGAGAAGGAAGCGAAGGCACTGGTAGCAAGCAACGATATCGACCAAGCTCCTTATCTAAGAGTGGAGGCGATCACTGCAACGGGTGCCACTACTCCAGAAGAAATCCTGAGTGCAACTCAAGCTTTGGCTCAAAGGATTCTGCAAAAGGCAGATCACCTTAGAACTCAAACTGCTTTAATTGCAGGGAACCGGGGTAAGTTGCGATCGCAAGTTGAGGCATTAGCGACAGTAGAAGAGGTGATGAGTTTTGATGTGAACCAAGGATGGCCATGACTTTACTACGTTTTAGTTGCGGCAAAGGGCTAATCAGCTGGATCGTGCAGCAACGGACTGGCTGCTGGGCAAGTCACTGTGATTTCGTGCTGCCAAGCAACAAGCTACTGGGTGCCTTGCCTGGAGGTGGAGTACAGGAGCGCGATCGCCTTGCAGGGGAAACTCGATTTGCTTTGTACGAACTGCCGATAGAAAATGGCTGGAAATACGCCCAGACTCAAATTGGCACTCCCTACGATTACTGGGCGGTGGTGGGAATGGGGATACCCTTTCCCCGCGACTGGCACAATGATAAATTTTGGTATTGCTCAGAGTTGGTTGCAAAGTCTTTGTTGGAAGCAGGATTGCCGATTGTGAATCCTGAAATTTTTGGGGTTACACCAAGAGATTTGTTGATGTCGCCGCTATTGAAGCGGGTAGATTAGGGAGGCGATCACAAAATGCTTTTGTCCAAGCTGGAATTGGTGCAACACTACCCAAGGTTGAAGCAGTGATTCACTCTTGAGCGGCTGCGAGGCACTATCACTTTCCGCCGTGCAACACTACCCCAAAGTTGAAGCAAGTGATTCACTAAAATCCACTTTGGCTAACTCACGCCTCTTGTGCAACACTACCCCAACGTTGAAGCAGTGATTCACATTCTCAACCGCAACCAAAGCGTGAAGCGGCGGTAGTGCAACACTACCCCAAGGTTGAAGCAAGTAATTCACACGTAGTACCCAAAAACAAGAATCAAGTAGTTATCCGTGCAACACTACCCCAAAGTTGAAGCAAGTGATTCACATTAGAGCGGCTCAACGGCGTACAGTGCTGAGCAGTTGTGCAACACTATCCCAAGGCTGAAGCAAGTGATTCACTTTTTCTCTGCTAATTTCAATAGCTCGCGTCCCGTGTGCAACACTACCCCAAGGTTAAAGCAATGATTCACTCGTAACTGCTCCAGCAACAGCGGACAATGGATCGACGTGCAACATTACCCCAAGGTTGAAGCAGTGATTCACGTATTGAAAGAAGAGGGAATTATTGCTTCAGATTCCAGTGCAACACTACCCCAAAGTTGAAGCAAGTGATTCACTAAAATCCACTTTGGCTAACTCACGCCTCTTTTATTGTGCAACACTACCCCAAAGTTGAAGCAGTGATTCACGGCGGCTGCTCAAATCCTGACTTAGTCTTATCCTCTAAAGAAAAATTCAAGTACCCCTCCCTATGCGAATTAGAATCTAATTCTTCATGGCTTTGGTAGTGTGTTGCACTTGCTACTTCGGTTGTTAAGGTATTTTCAAGCACCTCAGAACCATTGCTAGATGCTGTATCCTTTACTCGGAAAGCTTTCTTAGGCGATCGCCCTTGATTTTTTTGCTTGCGAGTAGAGGTGCTTGAAGTAGGTGTTGTCTCCCCTGCGGGAAGATATGGGGACTGCTCCCCTTCGCCCTGCACCGAGGAACTCAGTCCCTCCTTCAGGCGCTTAAGCTTCGACAAACACTTGTCGTACCCTCTTGAGGATATAAAATCCTCGCGAAGCTTTTGAGCTAGCTCGGTTCCGAAAAGCTTGGCATCTGATGCCACTTCTACCACTTCTCGTCCGGCTTTGATTGCTTTTTGCTTAACAAAACTGATGAATTGCCCCTGTCCTAAATCCGCAATTGTGCGATTCTTGAGCGATCGCACAGTTGCCCCATTCTCTGCCCACTGGGGCGGGTCTGTATTCACGGGAATTGGTTCTGGTCGGCGCTTGGCTCCTGGTTTGATTGCCTGCATTACTAGGGTTGCATAAGTTCTGACCAAAAAGGTAGAGAGTTTGTGGTTCCAGTTTTTACGGCGCAATCTAATTTTCTCGTGTAGTTTGCCAATCGCTACCTTTGTTCTAGTCCAGCGATTAGACAAATACTCTTGCCTCGCCAACTTTCGCTGCAAACGCTCTAACTTCTTCGCTTCTTTGAGACTGAAATTCCCAACTCTTTGAGCCTTTAAGTCTGTAGCATGGTGCAGTCCACCCTTGCCAATCAAGGCTACTCCCACCAATGGTTGTGAAGGCTTGGGAAAAGCTGACTCTTGAATTGGGGTGGCTTTGTCTTTGTTGTCGTCTGCTGTATATCCAGCTAAATGCGCCACCCAACCACTAGCACGTCGCACCAATCGCAGCGAACAAATGGTTGCATCTTTCCAGCGTTTGCTCAGACCTCTAACTTTGATCCAACCCAAATTCGGAATCTTCAGGCGATCGCCATCTCTTCTGATAATTTTCGCATCGTTATTCGTGAGGGTTTCCAGGGGATGGCTTTTACCTTTGAAGCGTGGCTCCCCCATCTCGCCTTTTTTATAGCGTTGCCACGCAGTATTGAGTGACTGAGTAACGCCCCGAATGAAGTTGGCAGGGATTGCTTTAAGCCAAGGCTTATCTGGATGCCGCTTGTGGGCGAAAGCTGCTGCAAGGCTGAACTCGCTGATATTTGGCAGCTGGGGCTGGCGATACTCTTTGGCAGGAGGCAGGGGACAAAAGAAGCGAGTGGGATTGCGCTTGGTGGCGATTGGGGAGTAAGGGGCAGCAATCCAAGTGTCTTCCTGTTTAATCCAGCGAATCTTCTCGTCACCGAATCTAGGGCAGCAAGCAGTCCAGGATTTGCTGTGTTTATCCCAAGCGGAATAGCGATCAAACTCCTGGCACAGCCTCAACCCCTCGTTCCACACCCATCTAAGCGACTCTAACCAACAATTAAGAGTCGCTTGTTGGGCATGGTTTACCTGGAGTGCGAATTCTAAGGTTTTCAAAGCTGCAAATGCCTAACAGCGAAATCAGTTTACCAAAAATTTTGGGTTTAAAGCCCCGTCGTTCAACGACGGCTTTTATGTGCTAAAATATACTTGTCTACTCGCGAGAGGTAAAACTCCGGGGTAGACAACTTCATGGGCAGGGCGTTGTCCATTGCTGGAGGCAGAGTAAGACGGGAGTAATCCTGCGTTTGCTATTGATGGCACCATCTCAACTGAAGTTTGTGGGAGAATCCCACGACTTTAGGCGTGGGAGTACGTCAACATTATTATCAGTTTCATTAACAACACATATTTTGCGCGGATATATTAACAAAAACCCCCTCTTTTGTTAATAAGGTATTTGTAACTCCTGCCGCGCATCAGTTTACTGATTCTCTAATTCCGTAAATCTGTTCTGCTGTTTCCAAGAACTTCATTTGCACATCGGTAAAGTAAACTTGTCGATTTAGAACTTCCAGCATTGACCAAACCACTGGATCTAAGTTGCACCGAGCCAGCCGAGACACGCGCTCAATCACTTTCTGCTGGATTTCCAACTCTTCTTTAGTCATGTCTACCCACTTGATGTTCTCCTGTTTAATATCAAGTATTTTGTCGCATACTTGGCATTGAACAGTAAAGCGGTTTTCGACTTCCAGCGCAATTCCCCACCAGCCATTGAATTTATTATCAGACCCAGTAAGGCGTTGCAATCTGAATATATCCCCAACATTGCAGTATTCAGAGGCTAAAACTAAGGGTTTTTCCTTTAGCCGCTCCACAATCCCTTTGACAACACGGCCAGAAGGAACTTTACCGCCTGCCTCCTCTACTGCCTCCTCCCATACTTGCCGCTGCTCGTCGGGTTCCAATCCGATTAAGTCTCTTACCTGGCGTTCGTTGGTTGGCAGAATTTGGGAACCAATGGTTCCCAAATCTTCTTGACCATTTTGGGAAAGATTCTTTCCCAAATCTTCTTGACCATTTTGTGTACTATTAGTACACAAATTTTCAACCACAGCAGCAGCGGCAATTGTGTAGTTGACGTTTCGGCGTGTATAACCAAACCTATTCCGGCAATACTCCTCAAACGTTTTGTGAGTAGAACGGTAAAGGCGGCGATCGCGAATCTCAGCCAGTGCTTTTCCTGCCTCATAGAAAGCGCGTTCTACCTTAAGTTCCAGGTGGTGGCGATCGCGTTCTTCGTCAAGGGTAAGTTCTTCTAATACTTTAAGAGGAGCAAGTTGAGCTGGTGGGAAATTTTTTGCAGCATCAGCTGTGCTGCTCATGGTACTATTGTCCATAGCAGATGTGTCCATAGCAGTGATTTCTGCCCCGGCATCCGTCGCCAAACTTCTGCCGGGAACTAATTCCTCCATCTTCCCATAGTCTGAGTCCAGCGAGATAAGCGATTCTTCTCCAAGCGATCGCAGCTTGATTTGGGGTAACGGCATTTCCGAGGGCTTGCAGTCGTTCTTTTCGGCAGGGGATATTGTCTGTGTCTGTTGCTCGCTCAAGCCATTCGGGGAGGTCGGCGTGTCGGAGGAGGTAGTCTGTTCTACTTGAGTCCAGCCCTCCGGGAAACCCATCATCCGCTCCACAAAGGGGACTGAGAGTTTCCGCTTCCCAGTCATCGCTGCCATCCTGTCGTTCAATTGTTCCGATCTTTCCTTGTCCACCTGTGCTGCACTCCCATCCTTCCAATCCCGTGCTACTGGCGTGGGTAGATTCTGTACTTCCCAATTGAGCGATCGCCCTCCCTTGGTCGGTTTCCTGGGAGTCTTCCAATCCGATGCTGTTGGAGTGGGTAGATTCTGCACTGCCGCCGATAGGTGCAATGTCTGCCCCTGTTTGTATGCCTTCACTCCCGGATGTTCCCCATCCTGTGCTTTGGGAGTCGGTAGCAATAATCCAGACTCGTTCTCGTTTGTGGAGTCCACCCACTTCTGAGCATGATACAACCGACCATTGCACATCATACCCGCACTGGGAAAACTGCCAGAGAATTCCTCGAAAGTATTGTCGATTTGCAGCTGTAAGCAATCCTGGTACGTTTTCAACAAGCGCCCATTTTGGTCGAATTCGGCGAAGCAGTCGGAAGAATTCGGGAAACATATCTCGCTTGTCTTCTCCGGCTCGGCGGAGTCCTGCTTGGGAGAAGCTTTGGCATGGTGGCGAGGCGCAGATGATATCAAAGCTTCCTGGCTCTGGGTCAAAGGTTCGCACATCATCGTGAATGGCGACTCCGGGGAATCGTCGCTGCAAGACTCGTCTGGGGTAGTCTGCGATTTCGACAAATTGGATGACTCGGAAGATGTGATCGAGTCCTGCAAGCTGGCATCCCTGCTCCCATCCCCCCACTCCAGCAAAGGCTGAAAGAACTCTGTATTGTTGTTGCATTGATTTAACTCTTTTTCCGCAGGTTGTTGTGCAAGGTTGTGTGTTCGCTCTCTGTCATCAATTGCAAGTTCTCTATTGTGTTGTCCTGCTTGTTGTGATTGATGTGATGAACTATCTCGTTCCTCGGATCTCCCGCTGCGTAATACTCCAGGTATCTGCCCAAGTAGCGCTCCATTATCAAGATGTGTTGCATTACATAACCGCTGTTCCCTTTCGCTCTGGGGTGGCTTGGGCAGTAAATCATGATGTAACCCGTTTGAATTCTTACTCCTCCCTTCCATGAAGAGTTGCTCTCTCCCCACTGATTCCTTTTGGCGGCTTTCCGACACTTGAATCCCGCTCTTTTGAATGCACCCTGGATTGCCTTCTGACTTACTCCTATCTTCTGCGCTACCTCTAATTGAGTCATCCCCGACTCGTAAAGAGCGATCGCTTTCTCTACGTCTATCCCTGCTATCTGATTTAAGCCCTTGCACTTGAGACTGCAAAATTTCGGGGTTGGGTTGTAAGACTTGAACTCCTTGCCGCACTGCTGGCAAAGATTGAGCTGCTTCATTTGAATTACTGGTATCTATGTTATTAATTATACCAGCAAAATTAAGATCTAATTCCGGTGAATCGATTGCGCTGTCTACTATTGGCTCACTTTTGCTCTGGGCATCCTCCAATTCCTGAGAAGAGACTACATACTCTAAATGGCGATCGCATATCTCAATCCCCTGCTCTATATCTCTTTGAGTAATTCTTGATTCTTTATTCCTGCCATCAAACCACACTAGTAAGGGTTTGATAGATACGACTTCTCCTTTCTGGTGTCCCCACGCTGCCACCGAGATGCGATCGCCTACTTGAAAAACTAACTCCAGCTGCAAAGGATTTACAGACACTGGAATCGAGCAATCATCAAACTGCACCCAACACTCTGGGGCAGCAAACCCGTCGTGCACTTCTAAAAAAGCGCCTTCCTGCCCAGTTGCAACGTACCGAATGCGATCGCCCTTCTTAAAAGAGCTAGCAGCAGCAGTGCGATTAGCGTTGTCCGTATCGATATTTCTAGCTTTGAGTTTCTGTCTTCTCATGGGTAATCCTTTCTAAAACTCTTAAGCAGTGAACAGGTATCTCTTTAATTCCCAAGCGCGACTTGAGTTTCGCCCTCGAACCCGTAATCTCTAGCACTTCGCTTGTCTCCCATAGCCAGCGGTCAAGACTATCGGGTCGATCTGGGAGTAGGTCGTAGCGGTAACGTTTAAAAAATTCGGGGTCGCGTTGGAAATCAATTTTTTGCAGCCAGTTGATAAAAGGGGTGGTAGCAATCACAACGCGATCGCCTACTTGGGGTGGGGAGTAGTAAGGGATGGATGGGGGCATATTAGAAATAATTCGTAATTGATAATTCGTAATTCGTAATTGAAGAAGATGGGCGATCGCGCTCCTAAACCAGAACTAGGAGCAATGTCTGCATTAGTGGTTCTTGCTTAGTACTTTTCCGTTTGAGACTCTCACTCCCCACTGCGGATTTTTTGCTGCTAGTTGAGCCGCAAAGTCAGACTCAGAAATTTTGCACAGATAAGTCAGCGTAGCGATCGCGTCTTTCCTGGACAAGTACTTCAATCTGTCAAAGGTAGATAGATATCTGCGCTTCAAAATAGACATGGTTCAGCGACCTCCAAAACCAGCTAAGTTGCGAAATCTTGAAAGACTAGGCTCGAATAAAAACTTAGCTGTACCTGTAGAGCCATCACGGTTCTTGCCAACGCTAATTTCAATCAGTCCTCGATCTGGGGTATCGGGATTGTAGTAGTCATCTCGATATAGCAGCATAATCACGTCTGCTGCCTGCTCAATTCCGCCTGATTCGCGTAAGTCGCTAATCATGGGGCGTTTATTGCTGCGTCCTTCTACTCCCCGATTGATCTGAGCTAGCGCTAGGAAAGGCACGTTGAACTCTTTAGCAATATCCTTGCAGCCGCGAGTGATGATATCCAAATCCTGAGTGCGATTAACTCGAGCGTCTGAACTTCCAAGCATTTGCAGATAGTCCAGAACAATCAACCCAATTTCACCAAATTGAGACTGGATTCGTAGCACCTCAGCTCGCATGTGGGCGACAGAGGGATTTGAATGCTCATCCACAAAGAGTGGAGCAGAGGATAAAGGATCCATAGCCACAGCTAGCTTTTCCCAATCACTTAGAGAAATATTGTTGTTAAGCAGTAGAGCCGAATCTATTCCTGATTCGAGTGCCATAAATCGCCGCAGTAGCTTGCCTCGATTCATCTCTGCGCTAAAAAAGATGACTGGCTTGTGTTGCACTACTGCCACTTGGTGAGCCAGAAAAACACCAAGCTGAGTTTTCCCCATCGAAGCCCGACCAGCAATGATGTCTAAGTCACCGCGTCGCAGTCCAGTAATCATCTTGTCTAGGTCGTACAAGCCAGTTGGTAATACTTCCTCACGAGTGTTTTCTTCTATCTGTGAATAAATGGTGGTAAAATCTTCTGCTGCAAGACTCGCTCCAAACTGGGATGTGCAATCGCAAGCAATTGTATCCATTGTTTTTTGGGCAGCAGCCAGCACCTCTGTCCAATCGGTTTGCGCCTCATAACCTAGTTTGATGATTTGATTCCCGCCTCGGATTAGCTCCCGCCGCAACCATTTATCTCGCACCAGCTGCGCCATAGCATCAACGTTGATCGCACTGATGGTTGATGCATGGATGTTTGCAATAGCAGTCATTCCCCCTACCGTCTCTAGCAATTTGTTATTTCTTAGGTATTCAGTGACAAACATCAAATCCGTCGGCTGGGCAGCGACAGCCAGGGCAACACATGCCTTGTAAATTAAGCCATGCGCTCTGACATAAAACATTTCTGGGCGTAGGATTGATTCAACTCTGGATAAGGCATCCGGATCAGTCAGAATGCCGCCTAAAACTGCTATCTCTGCATCAATGTTTTGTGGTGGTAAGTCCAACAAAGGCTGGTCTTGGGGAAATTGAATAACTCTAGCGGTTTCCATGAGTACCCCCCACCAGATTTTGCATTTTCCCTTGTGGCTTTAATTTGCTTAGACGTTTTTCCAACCCAGCACGGAACTCAGCCTTTTTCTTAATAAATTCCGGATTTGTTCGATCAAGCTCAGCTTGCTTTAGGTACTCCTGACGCTTGATAACGTCTTCTGGAAGTTGATATTGGGTTGGCGGGCTTGATTCCATCTGCTCAAGACGCAGGGCAACATCCTGATAATGCAAGAGCGTGTCTAAAGCCTCCCTTTCACCTGCCTTGGCACGGTCTCTAAGGTTCTTGAGGAATTGCCTGATATGGTTGTCATTTCGCGTCCCAGCTAGCTTGCTTTCAGGTGGATAGGCAAACCGCTTGCGATCGCTGCTCTCCCACACAGCCTCAATCATCCGAGGCAACCATTGTCCCCCCGCATCTTGACCAGGAATTCTTGCCCGACCCCAGGTCAAATCTTCGTGCTGCTGCAAATCTCGCGACAACCCGGAATATTTGTCCTGATTTAAATCCTTTGGTTCAATCGCGCAAGCTTGATTGCGGCTTTCCTGGTTGGGGAGGTCTTTTGGTTGCAGAGGCTCTTGTTCAACTTGGGGAGCTTGAACTTCAGTTTCTTCTGGTTCAGGTTCAGATTCAATTTTTCCCGTCTCGCTTTCCGCATCAGCTGATACTACCTTAATTGGTAGATCCTTAATGTTAGATCCTTCGTCTGCCTGATTAGGTAGGGGTATGGTACCTGATGTGGCAGGGGTACCCCTTCCTGATGTGGCAGGGGTACCTGATGTGGCAGGGGTACCTGATGTGGCAGGGGTACCTCCTCGTAGTAAATCTATATCTTCTGGGTTCGCCCACTGCGATTCTGGTGTTAGGTCGTAAAGGTTAGTTTTTCCAGGACGTTCAATTAAAGTAATTAATCTAGCTCTCACGAGTAAATCTAAAGACTTACGAGTTGTCTTCTCATTCATTCGACAGTGTTGAGCCATATTTGGAATTGATTCAAAGCAGGCATCTCTGCCAACACGCCTAACTATGTGGGTGTAAAGCCGAAACTCATAAGGATTGAGAGGGTAGTCGTCTAAACTTGCTGGGATAAAAGCTCCCAAATCACGACGATCGCGTAACTGCTGCATTACCGCTCCCCCATCTTTGCATAGAGAAAGCAGTGTGCTCCATTTGTGGGTACAAATGTGTTGCGAATCGCTCTACATTTTGCTATTCTTGTAGCTGTGGCAGTCCAGTCTACTGTCATGACAAATCCTCCCTTTTTTAAGGGTTGCGAAATGGATAGAGTCAACTAGAGGCACCTGTTCTGGTCAGGTGTCTCGCCATTTGTATAGGCGAGATGTTAAACTTCATTGTAGTGCTTAAAACTCTACAAGTAAAGCCTATGAAATACGACACAGTGCTTAACATTCGCGTGCCTCAGAAAGAAATGGATATATTGAAAGCGTTTTGTCAGCAGGAGAAGAGATCTCAAGCAGATGTAGTTAGAGAATTTCTGCGATCGCTCAAAGCTGAGCTGCGAGAAAGTGCATAGCACCCAAGGTTGCGATAATGAAGGTTTTCGCAATCTCAGAGGGGCGATCGCTATTCGGTGTAAAGTCTTGTATCATGATTTTTTGGATTAATGCAAAGTCCCTGGTCGTCACCTCGGCTGGGGTATTTTCTTTTGGGGGTCAAGTTGAGTGCGTGTGGACTAAAACCTTGAGGACTCCTCTTGTTCAAATTCCCCTTCGACTACACTGCTACTTTCTTCTTTCACTTCAGGAAGAAGGTTGTTAAACATAGGCATAGTAGGAGCATCTGGTTTAAGACCTTGCGCTTTTAAAAACTCAGCGGTTTGATTCCATTTTTCGGCAGCCTCAGCGATTTTTCGCTCTAATGTCCTTAATTGATTACGACCGTCATAAAGTTTGTTGTAAAGATCTTCAGCATTTTCTCCACCGATTTCTTTAACTTTCTGCCTTAGTGCTTCTACCACTTGCTCTACAGTCTCGCCTTCTTCAACCTGGGCTGTAAAACCAATTTTTTCGTTTTGATAATTGCCCAAGTTCAACAGTGCCGAGTATTCAACTTGTTTAATTTTCATGAGTACCTCTTGTTGACGGCTTTCAATTCCGAATTTCGACTTTTATAGTCAGGGCTGCAAACTTTGTAAAACCTGTATTAATTCTTGATTTATCAGCGCCATTGCCTTAGAGGTGTAATTGCGGGCAAAATCCGAAATTTCAGAGAGAGCCAAAGCCGCAGAAAGCCGCTGTTCCTTGAGCCGCTTGATTTCTTCGTAGCAAGCGAGCAACTCTTGTTGGGCGACTAGAGTAACAGAGCGATCGCGCCTTAAGAATATAGGCGGGAGTTTGGGCTTGCTTTTAGGTTTGCTTTTGGAGCCAAGAGCATTTTCCAGTAAGTGCGGATGGTGCAGCAAAACAGCAGTTGCTTCGGTGCAATTTTTTACCCCAAGCTTCAGGCAAATCGCACTTCTGTAATACTCCACACTCCTGAAGGAAAGGTACAATTTCTTGCCGATTTGCACTGTGCTTAGCCCCCTAATCATAAGCCGCGCTACTTCCAGCTGCTTAGCAGAAAAGATAATCTTGTTCTCTACAGAAGGAAGGGGGGGAGGAACGCTAACGGACGTGAGCACTGGGGCAGCTGAACCTAAATTGCAAAATCGATTATCCAGCTTATTCCCATTGAGATACTTGATTTTGGGAATATTAGCTCCATGTAGTCGTGCCACTTCCCTATGCATCCATATTGTTCCGCCTTCGGGCTTGCTGCGCCCAATTTTTGGAGTTCCATCAACTATATAGATTCGCCACTGCCACTGGCTGAGGTATTCGTAATCCTCTGGATCTACTAGCGCCACCTTGCCGCAAACTAGAGGAATCTCTTGGTAGGTCTTTACTAGAGCTATCAATACTGCGCCTCCTTCGTAGAAGGATTCGCTTGCAGTCGCTGCTGTGCTTCTCGAAACAGCCTTGCCGATTGTCGAGCATCGCAGGTTGGGTGATGTTTGGGCAGTTCGTCGCGGATGCGACCGTATTCTCCCAGAGGATTCATGCCAGCGGCTAGCAGAATACTTTCCACTCCAATTAATGGGTATGGACCCTGCCATTTACGCTCTTGTGGTTCGTGGGCGATACAACTGGTCAAGAAATTTGTTTCTACAGGAAAAGCGCAGTCTGCTACGAGTAACGCCCCAAACTGCTTCCAGTGCAGCCACCTTCGCCAAAAAGCAGACCGCATTTCTCTAAGACTGGTATGGGTTTGATGCAGGTGAGGCATAACGTTGAGGTGGAGCCATTGGCGATCCTCGTCGTCTACGCTTTCCCATTCCAAAGCTTCAATGCAGGCAGCGTATCCGTTATCTAGCTCACTTCCAGACTGATCCACCACTACATAGCCCCAAGCGAAGCCAACTCCATGCAGCCCTTGGGATTCAACATCAAGCAACATATACAACTGGCTCAATACTGCGCCTCCTTTATAGAAGAATTCACTCCCACCAGGACAAGCCGCAGTGCTTCCTCCCGATGGCAGCACAATTCGTAGATCTCTAAAGACAAATCCTCAACCAGCTGTTGCTCTCCCTCTGTCAAAGGTTGGCAGGCGCTGAAATAGGAAAGTTTTATCCAGCGCAGCCCGTACTTATCAAGAATGCACAGGGGTGTAATTGCTGCACCAGGCAGGAAGTCAACAGTGATATCACAGCCGATAAAGCGAATTCCTATCTCGTCTATCCCGCGTGGGTGAGCAATGCCAAAACGGAAAGTAAGAGCGTGATTCTCTTGATCTAGCTCTACCCAAGTCCTACGCAGCAGCCCCGGAGAATTTTGTAGATAGACCGCTTGCACCTCTTGGCAAAAGTTGAGTAAGAAAGGTTTGCTCAAGCTACCTCCGCTTCGGGAGCAGGGTTTAAGTGCGATCGCAGCTCATGTATTTCTTGCTGCAATTCCTCAATCTTTGAATGCAGTTCGCAATTCTGCTTTTTGTAATCTTCAATCTCTCGCCGTGCCTTATGCCAGCAATTTGTCAATATCTCATTTTGCTGATTTAGTTGGCTAATAAGCTGATGCAGCTTTGTGTTATTGGATACCTGCGTTTGCGTACCTTCTTGCGATATCATTAAGTTACCTCCTTTGGGGGGGATATGCGCTACTCAACTCTTGGCAGATTGGGGGTAGCGCAAATAAATTTCAACATACCTTGAATCTGCTCTTAATTTCAGGCTTGCCAATCGGCGGTTGCTCATCTAAGTAGGAACGCAGAACTTTGTCTACTAGCTTTTCAAGCGTAGTATCTTGGAAAGCAGCATAAATTTTTAGCTGCCAAGCTGTTTCTTCGGATACTCGAATTCTCTGCATCTGCATCTGCGATCGTTGTTCCTGTTGCTGCTTCATGCTTCGGGATACTTGGTCTAAAAGTATCAACTGTCCGTCCTTTAAGAATAAAGGGCGTTTGTTTAAAAACATAAACCGTATTATTACTGATATTCCTTCCCAGAAGAAAAGGGGGGCTTCCGTAATAATGCGGTTGCTCGGGAATGCGTAGTTTCTGGGTTATTTTTCTCTGCCACTAATTATTAGAATTACAGGAAGCTGAAAAGCATTAAAAAGCGCCAGGAAGCTGAAATCAACAGCATCTTTCAGGAAGCTGGTATTAACTAGCGTTTACCTGTCGTTTTATAATACTATAATGGAAGAATGTTGTGGTAAAAAAGCGTGTGTTCCGTTGTCGGCTTGCAGTATTGATGGCAGATCGAGATCCGCCCCTGACTCAAAAGCGTTTAGCTGATGAGACTGGTTTAAGTGCAACAACTATCAATCAGCTTTACCAAAACAGGTTTAAGCGAATTGATGTGGAGACTGTCACAAAGCTTTGTAACTATTTCAGGTGTGAAGTAGGAGATCTATTTGTTATGCGTGAAGTTGAAGAAGAGGAATAAATATGTCTGCGATCGCTCCTCACCAAATCAAGTTGACAGAATTGCCCTGGTTACCATTTGAGTGGAAACAAGGATTGCCTACTTGTGCGGCAGTCTACATAGTTTTGTCATCAAATGATGAAGTTCTATATGTAGGGCAATCGCTAAACATTCGAAATCGTTGGCAGAGCCATCATATGAAGCGCCGTTTAGCAAAGCTATCGGGAGTACGTATTGCATGGTTGCAAATGAGCGATTCAATCCTACTTCCATCTGTAGAAACAGCTCTAATTGAATTTTTTCAACCAAAGCTGAATCGACCAGCAACTAAAAAGAAAAAGGAATATAATCCGAAAACTGCCTTGATTGCATTAAGAAAACGAGCAAATCTAACTCAAAGACAAGTAGCAAAAGAAATGGAAGTAACGGTTCAGTCAGTTTCTAACTGGGAGACTGGACTATCAGAGCCTCTTTTAACATTGAAGCAAACTTTGACTTTATGCAGAGTTCTTCAATGTTCTTTAGAAGAGTTGGATGCTGCAGTGAAGAATAACTAAAATATATAAATTTGTAATTACTTTGATTGTCAAGTTGGAGATTTATTTTATTTTAAATCTACACATAAATAAGCGTAATTCCTCCCATTAATCCACCTAAAGGAGTTGCCCAATTAGTACAAATTCATCATAATAATTAATATTTTTATTTGCCGAAACATTAAGGATGATTCTTTCCTTTACTGATTCCTTAAAGAGAGCCATGAATCGACACCAACCTTTAGTTCAAGAGGAAGATGCAATTTCGATGATTGAGAATTTGCAAGGTGTAGAACAGATTAACATCAAGTTACAGGAAGTCTTGCTATCAAGCGATTCAGAAGAGTTGTGGCACCTTTTAATAGATGCAAGTGATCTAATAAACAGCAAGATAGAAAGGATTTATGAGATGATTCGCACCAGAGATTTTCATATAAACAAAGGTATGGTAGCCTCGTATACTAGGCTAAATGCACTTTTGCTGGTATGCCAAATGAAAACTCTGCACGATTCTAAATTAGATTGGTCAGAGTACTTCCAAATAGCACGAAGATACTTATACAGCGACTTAACTTTAGTAAGTAAATTAACTCAACAACAAAACAACCAGTGAACAATCGTGTAACTTTTACTCCAGAAGGAATGGCGCGGCTAGCGGCAATTGTGCGCTCAGCTAGAGGAGATAAGAGTTACACAACCTTCCAGTTTGAAACTGGAGTCAGCTCCTCCGTGCTGCACAAAATTGAAATGTGGGCGCGACCTGATAGTGAGCTAAAAGCTGAAGAATTAAAACCTTCGACCTTAGCAAAACTCTCGCCCCACGTAGGCTATACAGAAGAGCAGCTCTTGGCAATCTGTCGCGGTAAATCTGAAGAGTTACAGCATTGTGAACCACTACTTATGGCAGAGGATGCCTGGGAAGTAATTATGCAGCTGCCCCCGGCTGAAATTCATAGATTGCGCCTGATGCTAATTGAGCGATCGCCCCTCTCTGAAGCAGAGATTGTGCAGCTGCTACGATCGCTCGTGGGTTTACTCGAAAGGTAGCGATCGCGCTTCCCTACCAAGGCACGTCGTCCTCTTGACTCGCGGGCAACGCCGCTACTGGCTCAGAACTAGGTGCAATCGCCTTAATACTCAACACATCAATCTTCTGCTCTGGCTCCAGTGCCTCCCAGAAATAATCCTTCAACTGGGTGTAGCCCAAGAAGTAGTCTTTCCAGTTCTCCAGACTTGGCTTTTCGTGCGCTACTACCCGGCAACACCACGCCTTCTGCTTGTCTCCTACCAGCTGCGCTTCTGTTTTGAAGGCAAACACTCCCAAAGCATGGAATTTCTCGTTCTTAGGTCTAGCGGGGATAGAGTTAGCTAGAGCGTGACAAGCTTCCAGCTCTGATTTGAAGCGCGATCGCTCTTGTGTGAATGTCGTACCATTAACCCCATGCGCTATATATTTCAGCGGTGTCGTGTGCAGTGGCTGATTATCTTTATCAAGAAAGAATACCAAGTAGATGCGCTCAACCCTGTAGCGTTGCGGGTCGTAAATTGTTGAGTCGAATAAGCCAAAAATTACCTTGCCTCCCTGCTCTTGGGAAGCTTCCTTGTCCACCATGTACAGGTCACTCTTGGGCACTACCAGCATTCGGGGGTTTTGAATCAAGATGCCCTGCTCTTGATTTCCAGAGCGGAAGGTGTGAGTTATCAGATGGTCGGCATCGAAGTCGTGCCAGCCACATCGCGCCATTGCGTTAACGGGGATGAAATAGCCACAGTGCAACTGGTCATTAAGAACAGTGACGCTGGGCAGTGCTGCGTTAGTATCCACGAATTCATTGGAAGCAAATTCGTCTCGTTGAGTTTCAGTTGATAGCATTGTTGTTTTTCCTTGTTATTGGGTTAATCTATCTAAAATTCGCTCTAGTCGCTCATTGGTGGCATTGATGCTGGCTATAGCATCTTCAAGTCTGTCCAACCTTTCCTCGCTCCTGGTCAGCCGCTCCTCATGCCGCTGTAGCTGCTCTTGAGTTCTGATGCTGAATTCTGTTACTACCTGGATTAAGTTGTCCAAGCGATCGCCGTTACCATTTGTCATTTTTTTCTCTACTTGGTGCGCTGGGGATTTCCCCCCCCAGCATAAGAAAGTCTAGAATGGCTCTTTAATCAATGCTTCCAGCTTGCTTGCCTCTGCCTTGAGGAAAGCCAACTCGCACTTGAGGCGCGATCGCACTATCTGGCATCCCTGAGAATATCCTTGCAGGTATTCCAGTTTGGAAGTCACTGGTTTGTTTCCCTCAATCGCGTCAATTTTCCCTTCTTCAAATAGCTTTTTGGCGACTTGAATTTGAGAAATATCTAAGTCGTGTACAATCACTATCAATACTCCTATACGTGTTTGGTAGGGGTTGGCGATCGCTCGGGCTTTCCACGGCGTAACGAGCGATCGCTCCTATTTAAGTTGTTAGTCTTCGTCTTGTTCGGGAGAATAGCGACTGGCGCTGTAATTAAAAGCTCTCCAATCCGGCACACCTTCACGCTGCATCTTGTCTCGTGCCATTTGCTCGGCTTCTGCTGACGACGAAGCTGGATAAATAAGAGCGCTGTAGCTAGCTGACATATGCCAAGCGCGAACTTTATAGAGTCTTTGTCCGTTACTGAGTTTCATCGAAATTCCGTTGCTTCATTGGTTTAAGTTTTGAACTACCGCCATCCCCTTACTGACCCCCAACCAGGGCGGGATGCAGATGTGCGGCTATGTGGTTTTCAAGGTTCGGTGGGCTTATCTACATCTATATAGTACACTATGCTATACCACTACGTCAATCATGGCAGGTTTAGTAAAATAGACTTAGGGCTGATGTAACCGTAATGTGATTGCTATGATACGTAACGATTTAAAAAGATTATTGGATCAAAAAGGGATTACGCCTTACAAGCTTCACCAGCAGGCTGGAATACATAAGGCTACAGCTTTAAAGCTGTATCACGAACGTGATTACATACCTCGTCCTGATGTGATGGAGAAGCTAGCAGAAACTTATGGGTGGCAGCCTGGATGGTACATAACTTATATTCCAGATGACATTATAGAAGGCTTGCCTGTAACAACATAGTCCACCATACTAGACTAATATGATTAAAGTCATTATCACTAAAGAAGGGCTGCTCGTGCCCATCATTGTTTGCGACGTTTGCAACAAGCAGATTGAAGATGTGATGCATGCATATGCTGTAAATCCAAATAGGCTAGCTCTTGCCGAGGAAACACCAAGTGAGGTTCTCTATGCTCACAGAGGCAAGTGTCAAGATATTGCAGAGGCAAGGATGCAAGAGCAGTACGGTATGCTAGCAGGTTCGGAAGAGCTGTCAACCCACGTGTATTTATTGTGCTACAACTTGGGGCTAACTCCGCAATGGTTTCAAGACCGCGATCGCCAGTTTGAAGAGTTTGGCATGTAGGAGCGATCACCCCTTCACCCCATTTAGCTAAATTAATAAAAGGTCAAGAAGCGCGGTAAAGGGTGTAACTCACGGGTAAACCAAGTGGAGCAGAGTAGCCGAGAGGCTGGATGGAAGTTACACCGACCTATATGCGATCGCCCCTAAATCCCAAATTTTCAGTCAGAATACAGGTGTACTACCGCATTGTAGTTCCATGCCATCAGAAGACTTGATTGCACTGAGGAAGATTGCCGAGGAATTTGCACGCAGCGCAGTCAGCCAGCAGAAAATCGCCGAGCATCTCGTGACCGTAACCCTAATCCAGTCGAAAGCGATCGCCGAATTGATTGATACAGTGCAAGAATTGGCTCGGCAAGTAAGTTTCAGCCGCGATCGCTCCTAAATTTGCAGTGCTCTTAGGTTAACATTGGTCAGCTTTCTGCTTAATCTCATGCCCAACAGCCTAATTGCCCTATTAATATCTGCCACGGTAGTTTCCGTCGGTGACGGCGATACCCTTCGAGCCAACATCCAGGGCAAGCCCACAACAATCCGGCTTGCCTGTGTCGATGCAATGGAACGCCGCCAGCCTGGAGGCACAGCAGCAACTAGCACTTTAAAATCACTGCTCCCCCCTGGAAGTGCGATCGCTATTGATCCAATTGCCAAAGACCGCTATGGCAGGACAGTTGCCAAAGTTTCCGTTGGTGGCGTGTTGGTCAATTTGCAGATGGTAGAGTTAGGGCAAGCACTGATTTACCCCAAATACTTCAAGCCCTGCCAGGATCAGGAACAACAATTTAATCAGGCGCAACAGAAAGCGCGATCGCGCTTTTTAGGTTTTTGGGGATTGCCTAGCGAGCAGCAAGTCTTTCCTTGGGAGTTTAGAAAGAAATGATAATTAAAGAATTGCCTGGAATGAAGTATTTTATAGACTGCGAGTTCATCGAATCAGGTTCAAGCCACCCAATTGATCTCATCAGCGATCGCTCATGAGCAACCATAGATTTTGGCATAGCAAGACTTTCGCTTACTTAAGTACAATCCTTCCTTTTACTGGATTACTGTTATTTGCCATTAGGCATCCTATTGCGGGATTGCCTATGTTAGGTTTTTTCGTTTGGGCAAAATTTACCGAAAATAATGGGGAGTGACCTTGACATCCTCACCGCCGTAAACAGTCACCGTCTCTGTTAGTTCGCTGATCGCGTCGGATCACGTATGACCCGCCTAGTTTCTATAGACTCTGGCGCCGCTCTTGGATCTAAATGCGAATTATGAATTAGCAAATCTAAATGCTCGGATCGGACAGAGCCATGCTAGAAGCATGTTGGGCAGTATAGATCTACCCGTCCTGAGTCAGTTTCGCACTCCAGCCAGACAATGCCTCTTTCTTCACAGTCTGGGCATTTGTATCTACAGAAGGCATTTTCCCAAACGGATTCTAAGTCGCACAGATCGTGTATTGAGGCGTCGGTTCTAAAGTTTCCGCAAATATAGAAATTAGGGCAGTCGGGAAAGCTGAAGCCAGTCATCGAAAGGCAGTCGAGTCCGACATTGCAAAGATTCAATCTTTCGCCACTTTCCATTCCGTTTCCCTCCCGCGACGCGGCACCACTCTTTCAAACACAAAACCACGGCGGTAGAACTTACCCTCTTCGAGTTTGGGCAAGCGTAGTAGTCCTAGCAGTGGGAGTAGCTCAGAGGTGGGAATCGCCCATCCCTCCTTTGCTGCTTCTGATAGCATTCGGTAATTATCAAACGGAGCTGGTGCTGGTGCAATCTGAATGGTTATTGGAGAAGCGATCGCTATCTGACTGACGGACTGACTGCTAGATGGACTATCGACTGGTGATTTCGTCTGACTAGCGGACAGTCTACCGACTCGCTCCAAAAATAAAGCCATCGGCAGATTGGCTTTCATGTGTGCATCTAAGCCATTTAATAATTCCAAAGCCTTTGAATCAATATAGGACTTGTTGCCTATCTTAGTCCGCTTGATTCCCAAAGCGTTCATCCGATCGTGCAGTACCGATCTGGGAATCCCATATTGGCTTTCTAGTCCAGCAATAGGAATTCTATCTATCTCTGACATAAGTCCGACTGGCGACAAATCACCGACAGATTACAACAGCAGCAGTAAATTTCAATGGTACAAGCGCACTAAACAATCCAGCTGCCACCCTTGGTTTTGATCGTGCCATCCGCGATCGCTTCCTCCAAATTCTGCTCTATCCCCCAGCTTTCTAAGTAGTCAGCCCAAGTCTCTGCTTCTTCTTTAATAAGAGTAGGGATTTCATCGCTGTTAGCAATTTTGAGCAGCCACAGCATCAACTCATTCTGTTTGGGAAGATGCTTCGGATGAACCAAGGAAAGAGCAGCGATCGCTCTTTCTACTAGTTGTGCGCGGTTCCCGTTACCTGTGCGGGGATTAATTATCCCAAAACTTTTTGCTAACTCCTCAGCTTTGGAATAAGCATCTGGAGATACTTGAATGTGGTCTTTCTTGGTGCGACCTGTGGGGTTGCGCTTTGCTCCTCTAGGCATTATTTGCTACTCCAAAAAGCTTTATCAAATCTTCCTTCGCCACCCACCATATTTGCTCGTTTTTGATTCAAGATGAAAGGCTGATTTACAAGCATTCAAAGATTGATTGCTTGTTTCGCTGTCTACTTGGTTTCCCGTATTTTCAAATAATCGCTGACTAATTATTTCTGCTATTTGCCACTCTTCAGATACACAATCCAAAATATCTAAAGTAAGTATCAATGCATCGTGCAGATACGGCTTAGCTTTTTGTGCCAATTCTGTTGTTAGGAATGGCGCGGCATACCTAATCCTATCTTGTGTTTCCTTGTTCATGACTAATATTCAGAGCCATCTTTCAGGTTGAAATCTCATTTACTCCCTATTAGGGATTAAGCAGTAGGAAAAAAGATTATTTCATCATCTGCCTCACTCCAATCCTCTGTTTTCACGGATTTTACATAAGAGGCAGTACGTAAGCCTTTAATATTTGTATATTTCTTGATAGTTGAGCCGTAGAACTTTGCAACTTCAATATCACGAGTTCCAAAAAGGATTAAATGCTCTGAATCAGGGCGCTCGTTTCTTACTCCCCTAAAGATTAGAGGGAAAGTTTCACCGAAATTATCAACATACCATCGCAAAACTTCTAAGCACAGATGATGATATTCATTGCGGATTTTGTGCTGCGACATACCACAACATCCGAGTTTCTGCACATAGCCGATAGCATCAGCTAATTTGCAGAATGCAACACCTTCTTCTTCTGGCACTTGATATAAACTACCAACTCTCTCAAGCTTGCCATCTTTAAAGTAAAAGTAAGTAAATTCATTAGTAATTGCCGATTCTGCAATATTCATGGTTCCTCCTAACCAAATTTTACAGATCTTTTAGTGCTTGAGAGAATCTTTCTCTCATTTCTTTATTCCATTCGTTCTCGTCCTCCAAGGGAGCAATTTCTAATATTAATTTGGATGAATCGAAATCATTCTGGAGTTCGTCGTCGCAAAGAATTTTATAGGTACCGTTCTCGGATAATTCCACTGAATATGCTTGGGTAGGAGAATCACAAGCTGATTCAAAATCAGCCTCCATGAAAGCTTCAAAGGCTGCCATCCAGCCTTTAAGAGGTTTCAAATGCGCCCAGCCATTCCTGAGCATATACTCTAGATGCACTAGCTGGAAATTCTCTCTATCGAAATCATCGAATTCGTAATCAAAAGCCCATTCATTGAATCCCCCAATAAACATCTTAATATCGTAATCTGACAGAAAATCTGTACGCCGATCGCCATCGACTAAGATATAATCGGCACTAACCGATTTATAAAGTTCCACCATTTTTCCTCCTACTCCTAAATCAAATCAAAAACCGTAGCCTTTTGAGCTATTTCAACTGATAATTACCGTCATCAGAAACGAAACCTTTAGTAAAACCTTGCTCATCAAACAAGGTTGCTCTTACACCCTGGGAAGTGCAAATATCTATAATTTTTTCAAGTTCAAACTCAGAATCTTCTGGTAGATCTGGCTCTTTTTCAAGCGATTCTGGAATTCTCCAAGATACTACGTAAGTCATACTTCCTCCTAAATCACATTGTATTCAGGAAAAATATCAATTTCTTCAATTTCAGACTCTGCTATATCTTCAGATATCTCGTCATATCCATCAAAATATCCAAGTCTGAAATGTCCTTCGTAGGTGCCAACGTTGTTCGCGAATTTATAGACAGGGCTTGTAATTTCACCACTGCGTTGGATGTGATCTAGTTGATCAACTTTAGCAATTGCATAAGTACGAATTACAGGATCACCATCTATATCTTCAGTTTCAATCTGAAATTTAATGCCCTTCCAATCATTCAAATCTTCATACCCGGCATTTAAGTAATAAAGCCCATCTTCGACTGAACCATTAAAAACAATTTGTTCGTCGTCGTTGTATTTTGCTGTAAGCATATTTCCTCCTATCAAAATCAAAAACCTAGCCTTAGTTAGGGGGGAATTAATTCCCCCAGTTTTTTCGCTTGCTATTGAAACAACGAAACATTGATTTCATATTCATGCCCTTTGTTATATCCATTAATATCAATTTGCTCCAGTTCTGTTATTGGTTCGTCCCAATTTTCAGGCGTGATTACTTCTAAGCAAGCTTGCTCTCTTGCATCGTTTAAATCCATATCCCAGAAAATTTGATGATTATAATAGAGCGCCTTCCCTCCACCTTGCCTTACTAATCGCTTCACAATATCGCTTACAGCAATTCCATTTTCTCTGCTTTCAGCAAAGGGCTGATCAGGAATTCCCTGATTCAAATCGCGATAGTAATTATCTCTAGCAATGCCTTGCTGCTTATCTCTAGCAAGTGCAATATCACTGCGATCGCCATATTCAATATTCATACTTCCTCCTAGTCAAAAACCATAGCCTTTATCCATATCTCTATTTAAGCTTAAACTTAAATAGATGTCAAGAGAGAGGGGATATTTTGGGCATTCTAGAAAGGTAGCGATCGCCCCCACACCATGAAACTTGCAGACATCATCACTCAAAACCTAGTTCTAGAAGAGAAGCAACTAGCAGCCGATGCCGAATTAGTCCGCCAAATTCAAGCCCGCTTTGCTGAGCTGGGCTACTATCCCAAGCAGAAGGTGGATGGTGCCTACGGACCAAAGACTATCGCCGCAAACGTCAATTTCTGCGGCGATTACCATCTCGATAATTTTCGCACTGGCAGATATGGGGCAACGTGGGCAAGGGCATTGGTGGAAGCACAACCAATAAAGCCAAACGCGCTCTCGTTTTATACAAAGGGCAAGCCATACTTGCTAAATACTTTTACTGGCAACTATGACCAGTACAATTTCAAGATTTTCTTGCTACAACTGATGAGCAGTAGCAACAAACCAGTTGACCAGCTGCATGTAATATCTGGCTCCCCAATAGCGCAGCAGCGAGAACTGCCTAATCCTGAAGATGATTATTCAGGTTCAGGCAATCCAATTCCAGAAGGTATTTATAGAGTTGGCTCATTAATTCACATGGCTTCGCCAGAAAAAGGAGTGGGGTACACCAAGATTTCGTTGGATGTAATGCTTGAGTTTAGAGTGAATAATCGGGGCGAATTCTTAGCCCATGATGACCCTAATAGAGAGGTAGCGCGCGGTAGCTTAGGTTGCCTTGTCACTTATAACTCTTCAGACATGAACCGAATTGTGGCATGGGTTGAGCAGCGCAATAAACCAGAAGTTTTAGTTGTTTCCTACAACAAGGGGCTGCTCAAGAGTAAGGGGGTGGAGCTTTGAAGATAAGCGATCGCGGAATTAAATTGATTCAAGAATTTGAATCATGCCGACTAAAAAGTTATAAGTGTAGTGCTGGCCGCGACACAATTGGATGGGGTTCCACAAAAAATGTTAAACCAGGAATGCACATCTCTCAAGCCGAAGCCGAAGCTCGTTTAAAAGCTGATATAGGTGAGGTAGAAGCTGGGGTAAACAAGTTGGTCAAAGTCAAGATTACACAAGGCATGTTTGATGCCTTGACTAGCTTTGCTTTCAACTGTGGATTAGACATTGACGCAGATGCGATCGCTGAGGGGTTGGGCGATAGTACTTTACTCAAAAAATTGAATGCAGGAGATTATCAAGGAGCAGCTAACGAGTTCCTCAAATGGAATCGTGGCGGCGGACAGGTACTACCTGGGCTAACCAGAAGACGGGAAGCTGAGAGGAAGTTGTTTCTCTCATAG